AGGGATTCAAGTCCCACACAGCCTATGAAAATAGCAAGCATCCTTATCTACGACATCGCAAATGTTATTGCGAAAACATCGATGGCCGATTTGGATTTAAATGCACCACAACTATCATGATAGACGCTATGTTGCAGGTTGATCACATAGACGGCAATCCGTCAAACAATGATATTTATAACCTGCAAACGCTTTGTGCTTGTTGTCATGTATATAAGACGATTATCAACAAAGACTATCAGTCTCCCGGTCGAAAATCGTTAAAGGAAAATCCTGATTTGCATCTTACGGCTTGACAACTGCTAGTATATAGTGTATTATATACATACATTACTAGAGAAAGCAACAAATGACTACCTACGCTCTCATTGATACAGCTAACACTTTCTTCCGCGCCCGGCATGTGGCCTCTCGCAACAGCGACACTTGGGAGAAGATTGGCATGGCTATGCACCTTACGCTCGCTTCTGTCAATCAAGCAGTACGCATGTTCAATGTTGATCATGTTGTCTTCACGCTTGAAGGTAGGTCTTGGCGTAAGGGTTTCTATGCACCGTATAAGGCTAATCGGGTAGTCACTAATGCCACAGAAGCCGAGGTCGAGGAGAACAAGATGTTCTGGGAGACCTACGAGACTTTCACTACTTTTCTCAAAGAAAAGACTAACGCCAGCGTCCTTCGCTGTGAGAATGCTGAAGCTGATGATCTTATCGCTCGGTTCGTTCACATGCACCCTGACGACACACATTACATCATCTCATCCGACACTGACTTCGTTCAGTTGATCAGCGATAATGTTCATCAATATAACGGTGTTGCTGGTCAACTGATCAAGCTTGATGGATACTATGATGATCGTGGTCGTCCACTCAAAGACAAGAAGACTGGTGAACAAAAGCTTCTTGAGGACCCTGAGTATCTGCTGTTTAAGAAGATCATTCGTGGTGACTCTACTGACAATGTGTTCAGTGCTTATCCTGGTGTCCGTGAGAAGGGTTCTAAGAACGCTGTCGGTATTAAAGAAGCATTTGATGATCGTGTCAAGCAGGGCTTCAAGTGGAACAACATGATGCTACAGCGTTGGACTGACCATAACGGAGTAGAACATCGTGTCCGTGATGACTACGAGCGCAATCGTACTCTCATTGATTTGGCTGCTCAGCCTGCTGACATCAAGGAAGCAGTTGATAATGTTATTCGTAACAATGTTCGAGTAGATACAACTCCGCAAGTCGGTGTTCATCTAATGCGATTCTGTGGTAAGTACGAACTTCAAAAGATTTCCGAACAAGCAGAGACTTATGCTAAGTGGTTGAATAAGCCTTATGCAGGACAACTACGAAAGGTTGCTGCGTGAAAAAGTCCTGTGGTCAATGCGGTTATGTGCGATCTATGCTACAAGCAGATATTGATGACCTAAGGACTGAACTGGAGGCGCGGGACCAGGCGCTAGAAGACATGAAGAATGAACGGGACGCTGCGTTAGATAGAGCCTTAAAGGCTGAACAACGACGGGAAAACATTAACCATTCAAACGATACAGGTAAAACTTATGAGTGATAATCTAGCTAAACGCACTGAATACCTCTGCAAGGATTGCAAGCATAGCTTCGTCTCATTAACAGATCGGATTGTGAGTTTTGGGTTTCCAGATTCATTTTCATATAAGTGTCGCAAGAGTTATAAACCAGCATCGATTGAGGGAGATCCGGTTGTCGGTGCTACTAAAGTAGCCGGGGGTTATGAAACCTGTCGGCTGACGAGGCTTTCTAGCGCAATATGTGGACATCAAGGCAGGCTTTGGTCACCGAAACATAAGAAAGACTTCTTTAAGTTGATTACAAAGGAAAACTATTAATGGCTGAAGAGCCTAAGCAAACTATTGACTGGAATGCTTTTGAGAAGCTAGAGCAAGAAGCGGCGGCGGTTTTAAAAAAGGACTGTTCTGCGTTCTGGGATAAGCTGTCTTATGATGAAAAACTCATGGCTTTCTATTCCGTAGTCTCACGCATTGTTCAGGGTGAACTAAACGATAAGAGATCGTATAGAGGTATTCTATATGAAAACTTTGGATTTGATGTGGATTCTTACGCCGTTGGCATTGAATGCGGATTCATGCAGCTACATAACGCTATCGAGGAAGATGTAAGACCTTGGGTAAAGGCACACAAACTTAAAAAGGAAGAAAACAATGGACAATGATCTAGTAGCAAAGCCTATCATTAAGAATCAGTTTTGGATTGTTACTGACGGCAAGAAGAAGGTTGGAAACATTGAAGCAAATAATGCTGGATACGGTGTTCAGCTTAATGGTCATTCGCTTCAGTTTGACAACACAAATGATATAAAGAAGAAGACTAACATTAGGTTTGAGGCTATCAAGTCTAACAAGACTAAGGCAGGTGTTCCTTATCCACAGTATCCTACTCCTGCAAAGATATATAACTCTATCTTTGATGTTCAGCGCGGTCTTCATCTGTTCACTGAGACTAGCAAGAGCATGTGCCTACATGCAGCAGGTTGGTTTATGCTGGATCAAAACGGAAGCAAGAGTGTAGTATTCTGCCCCAAATATATTTTCATTCAACGCTATTCATATAAGGGCCCGTTTAAAACTGAAGCCGAAGCATCAAATGAGATAAATATCTAGTTATGTTACACGTCCAACGATTCATGAACAAGATGTCGGTAGTAGAATCCAAGCAAAACAAAGATGTGGTTCTACCTATCGCTGATGCTCGTGGATTGAGAGATGACATCATAAAGCTATTGTCCGATCTACATGAGTTGAATAGCAACAAAAGAGAAGACAAGAACGAGACTATGCAAATTGAGATAAAAGGTGGTTCATTTAAATGAGCAGAAATCAACCAGTAGTACTCCTAGAGTATGTTGATAAGAAAACATATAAGTGCGACCAGATCGTAGAAGCAGCCGGTATTTGGGCAGTGTTTCATGATGGTCAACCTATTAACCTCAAATCCTCGCACTATTTGACTAATGATGCGGCTCCTAAGTATAAGAAGACCAGCTTCTCTAATCCTGGACATGCTAGAAATCTATGCCGCAAGTTGAATTCACAGTTCAAGACTGACAAGTTCACCGTGGTCCTTCTCAATTCTGGAAGACAAGTATATCCAGACTCACTAGTAGATGATGACTAACAATGAAGGACTCTAAGACTTATCGCTCTATTTTTATTTCCGATGTACACTTAGGTACAAGAGATTGCCAGGCCGACAAGCTTAATAACTTTCTCAAACACAATACGTGCGAAACATTATATCTTGTAGGAGATATCATTGACGCATGGAAAATCCAACAAAACAAATGGCGATGGAAACAAAGTCACACTAATGTTGTGCGGAGAGTGCTTGGTCACGCTAAGAGAGGCACTCGTGTTGTGTATGTTGCCGGTAATCATGATGAGTTCTTGCGACCGATGATACCATATGGATTTAGTTTTGGACTCATTGAAATACACAATCAAACTGAACATGTTGGTGTAGATGGCAGGCGCTATTTGATTACACACGGTGACTTGTTTGATGGCATTACTAGGATTGCACCTTGGCTTGCATTTTTAGGGGATAAAGCATACGATGTGGTGTTAGAATGGAACAGGAAGTTTAACTGGATACGCCATAAGTTAGGCTTTGGCTACTGGAGTTTAAGTAAATTTCTCAAGCATAAGGTTAAGAAAGCTAGTGACTTTATTTTTCAATTCGAAAATAACATATCACAATACTGTAAAAAGCGTGGGTTTGATGGAGTAATATGCGGCCACATACATCATGCAGAGATTAAAGAGATATTCGGTGTCGCGTACATGAATGATGGTGACTGGGTTGAAAGCTGCACAGCCTTAGTTGAGCATCACGACGGTCGTTGGGAAATAGTTACATGGATTAAGGAGAAGGATGATCTACCCTAAATCCAAAGCAGAGATAGTTGAAACTGTTCTTAAGGAGATAGGGGATGATCCTGATAGTCCATGGAAGGGCCGTTCAATAGATAAACTGTTGTTTGACTGGTGGTCTGCTGGCCGCTCCGGTACTGGATTAAGACTCTCTGAATCCGGCAAAGATGCATTTGAATATGCAAAGATAGCTCGGTATGATCTTCCTTTTGGCATGCACAAAAATAATATTGGAACAACATCAGGTTGGGTAATTTTCATACGGGAAGTAGACCGAAAGATCAACTGTCCATACTATTTGGGCACCGAGATCGTTGACAATAAGAATAAACCGTTTATAAGAGTATATGATCATAAGATCGCAGTTTTGATGACGCTATATGGTAATCTACCAGAATATTTGAATTCGATAAAATAAACTAAATATAGTCGTAGAGTAATTCTACACAACACACACAGAAAGGAAATAAAATGTATAAACTATTAACTGACACCATGATTGATACGATTCAATCAGTAAAGAAAGTCACGGTTGAAACCTTCGTGAAGCATGAAGGACTTGCTAAGTCTCTGACTGAGTTTGTGAATGCCCAAACAGAGTACACTAAAAAGGCGGTAGATGCATCTATCGACGCAGGCAAAAAGGTTACCGCTGTAATCACTGACAAGAAGTTCTATGAGGACGTCGTCAAGTCTCTAGAAACTTTGGTCCCTACGGTAAAGAAGGGTAAGTGATTACAATGAACTATGCACTAACTAATGTAGCAGTGACTACGGCTATTTCCAAGCTCGGGGGAACCCTATTAGGAACACTAATGCTACTAGTATTTACAATCTTTACAGTTTAATTTAGGAAAGACGATGAGCGATAATAAGTTTCCGAACGCGCCGGAAGTAAAGTTTAACAAGAACGGTTACGAGATCAGGGCTGACATTCTTGGAATGGCAAAGGACCTAGTTGAAACTGAATACAAAACGAAGTTTGCAGGTTGGGAACTAAGCCAGAAGCGAGACGAGAAGACCGGACAACTTGTCTCTACTGTGACAATGCCGGAGTTTCCCGGCATTGAGAAGGTTCTTGAAACTGCTGAACGGATGTATAACTTCGTAAACATGGCTCGGCAAACTCAATCTAAACAATAACTGCTAAGCTCTTAAAGGAGTAAATGCTCGACTCGTCGAGCATTTATTTTGGATAAAATAGGTTGACATTCGATTCATTATTTGCTACTTTAAACATATAGAAAGGACTACAGATGACTATTCAAGAAAAAAATGCACCTAGCAGGTATCCTACAGTTCAGTTTTGGAGTCGCCTTGGCGTGGCCGTGATCGTGCTCGCCGTGTTTTTTGGGATCGGCGGATGCGTTGCGCTCGCTAGCCTCGGTGACCCCCACAACGAGTGTACCGCTGCTACTATTGACACTACTCCTAAAACCAGCGTCTAGCCCCATTGTCCCGCGTGACACTACGCAAGTGATTGAGGATTATTTAAGATATAGTATTGACATCAAGTCGTTTTAGTGTATAATGAAGTTATTAACTTACATT